CCGCAGAAGATTCTGCCGAATCAGGTGCCAACAGGGCTCGAGCGCCTCAGCTACAAAGCTGAAGAACACATCAAGACGATCAGCAACGTCACTGACAGTATGCAGGGTGATGATCGTGAGGACGTTGCGGCGAAGGCGATTGCTTACAAGCAGCGTCGCTCAAGTATCACTCACAGCAAACCACTGGACAGCCTCGAACGCACAGATTGGCTGCTTGCACGGAACGTCGTCGATATCGTTCAGGAGTACTACACCGAGCAGAGGTTGATCACGATCACACACGAAGACTTCACTCAGAGCCCGGAGTCGTTAGAGGTGAACGTCGAAGATCCGGTGACCGGAGAGATTACGAATGACCTCACGATAGGCGAGTTCGACATCGTCGTAACCAGCTCGCCGTTCCGTGCCAGCCTCGAAGACTCGCAGTTCGAACAGGCTCGTGCTATGCGCGAGATCGGTGTGCCGATTCCGGATAGCGTGCTGATTGAGAATAGTCGCTTGTTGCGCCGCGCGGATATTTTGAAGCAGATGGAGGGTGACAAGGAGTCTCCGGAAGCTCAGGCTGCAGCTGCGTTGAAACAGCGTGAAGCTGAGGCTACGGTTGCGGGCCTAGAAGCGGATGTCGCGAATAAGCACGCAGATGCTCAGTTGAAGATGTCCAGGGCGCAGAAGGAAGGATCTGAACCGCAAGGTGACAGTGCCGAGCTGGAAAAAATGCGGGCTGAGCTGACCATGATGCGTGAGCGTCACGACATGGAGCTGCAGGCTAAGCGAGAAGAACTCGACATGAAGCGCCAAGAACATGAGATGAAACTCGAATTACAGCGTCGAGAACACGAGCAAGGGTTGATGCTCAAGGCCGAGCAAGCAGCTCGTGACGCTGAAAACAGACAACGAAAGGCTGAGCAGGCGGCGGCTGCGCAGCGTGCACAAGCGTCCCGCGTGGGCGTATCACAACCCGCCGAGACGACCTTGTAGGAGTTGATTATGACCACAGAAGTTGCAGAAAAACCGTTGAGTGGACCCGAGGCACGTGGAGATTTCCTCAAAGAGGATACACCACCGGCTCCAGAGCCAGAAGTCGAACAGGTGGCAGAGCTCGAGGTTGCCGAAGATGAGCCGGAAGTCGTAGAGGAAGAACCGAAAGTTCGCGACGAGAAAGGTCGCTTCTCCAGAGGAATTCCGAAAGAGCGCTTCGACGAAGCTGTAGGCAAGGAACGCCAAGCACGAGCAGCCGCCGAGCAGCGCGTTGCCATGCTCGAAGCTCAGCTTGCTGAGCGCTCCGCTCAGGCGAACGCTGCTCAGATTGAAGAAGCTGAGAATCACATTACCGAGCTGGAAGCTCAGTACGCGTCGTTGTTGATGGACAACGAGGCGACCAAGGCCGCAGAGGTAATGAAGCAGATTCGCTTGGCTGAACGAGCCATTGCGACGGCGGAAGCCGCGCGCGCCTCTCGGACTACAGCGGCGCAGATCCTCGAGAATGACCGACTGGACTTGGCGATTGCTCAGCTTGAAGCGGACAACCCAGTGTTGAACCCTGAAAGTGAGCAGTTCAACGAGGGTTTGACTAACTTCATTCTTTCAGAGCAACGTCGGTTGATGAGTCAGCAAGGATTGAAACCGTCGATTGCGCTGACGACAGCGGCGAAGTCAATTCTTTCTCAGTTCGGACCCAAAGCAGTTCAAGAACCTATTCCTGAACCGCAAGGTTTGGCAAAAGCATCCTCCACTGACCGCAAGGCACAGGCTGTAGCGAAAGCGCTTGCAGTTCAGAAAACTCAGCCTCCCGCACTGCGTGACGTTGGATTGGATTCGGACAAGGCTGGGCAGAAAGGTGCACTCCCTGATATCAACAGGCTGACTGATGAAGAGTTCAGGGCGTTACCGGCGTCAACTCGTTCGAGGATGCGTGGAGACATGTTGGCGTAAATAATTTTGCGTAATATGCTTGCGTAATCTGATATAGTCTGTCAGACTGCTAATGCACGCTCCCCAGTGCTAGCCTAGCCCAGCAGCTTGTCCTCCCCCTTCACGCTGCTGGGCGAAGCTCCCAAATAGGGGTACCCGTCGTGGGACTGAGGACGATATCTCAGTAGCTTAGCTGCCAGCATGGTAGCCGGTTCGTTCCCGTCAGAGATCGATGACTTCGCATGTTGCCAGCGACAAAGGCAGCCGCGAGACGCCACGAGAGTGCGTCAAGTTATTCGATTTCTATTAACAGGAAGGAACACAATGGCTGCTACCAATTTTGGCCTTCTCACTACGAACGAACTGACCGTATGGTCGCGTGAGTTTTGGGAACAGGCTCGCAACCGGTCTTTCATCACGCGTTTTACGGGCACCGGCTCTAACGCGATGATCCAAAAGATCACCGAACTCACCAAGACGAAGAAGGGTGCCAAGGCTATTCTGACCTTGCTGACCGACCTCGAAGGTGACGGTGTCGTCGGAGACCGCACTATGGAAGGCAACGAAGAAGCGCTCAAGTCGCAGGACGCAACGATCCTGATCGACATGATCCGCAATGCGTCGCGCCACGAAGGTAAGATGGCCGACCAGCGCTCTGTCGTCAATTTCCGCGAACAGGTCCGCGACAAGCTGTCGTACTGGCTGGCTGACCGCATGACCCAGATGGCGTTCCTGACGCTTGGTGGTATCGACTACAAGTATCAGAACTCTGCTATCGGTACTCTGCGTACTGGTTCGGACCTCAAGAGCCTCGACTTCAACGTTCCGCTGGCTCCTACCAGCTACCGCTGCGGTCGCTGGAACAACACTTCGAAGAACTTCGTGGTTGGCGGTGCCACCAGCACGGTTACTTCGACGGATACTCCGGCGTGGGAACTTTTCGTTCAGCTGAAAGCACATGCGAAAGAGACCTACATGCGCGGTATCGAAGTCGACGGCGAAGAGACGTATGACGCGTTTCTGACTCCGATGGCTTTTGCCAAGCTGAAAGCTGATACGACCTATCGTGACAACCTGCGTCACGCGCAGACACGTGGTTCGGACAACGAGCTCTTTACGGGTTCGACGGTCAAGATCGACGGCATTCGGCTGCACGAGCATCGGCATGTTCCGAACAACCGGCTCGGTACCTCTGGTAGTACTCAGTGGGGTTCCGGTAGCGACGTCGAAGGCTGTCAGATCCTCTTCTGCGGTGCGCAAGCGCTGGGTATGGCCGACCTCGGAGATCCGGAATGGATCGAGAAAGAGTTCGACTATGGTAACCAGCCGGGCATCAGTATCGCCAAGATGCTGGGTTTCCTGAAGCCGCAGTTCGTCACCCAGTACACCGGGGCTTCCGTTCAGGATCACGGCGTGATCTCTGCTTACGTCAGCCAGGAATAAGGAGGCATCATGGCAAATCTTACTGCAACTCGCGGCGGACAAGAAGTCATCTGTTCTTCGTTCGTCTTCAACTACGACGACCAGATGGTTCCGATCTCTGGCGGCACGGCGATTTCGGGGACGACGCGAGTCGACTTCGGAAAGACCAACATCGCTGCCACTTCTTTCGAAATCATCAACCTCCCGGTCGGCGCGGTGATCATTGGTGGTGAACTGGTTGTCGAGACGGCCTTCGACACGGCGTCTTACGCTGTGATCATCGGTGATTCGGCGGACGACGACCGTTATCTGACTACTGCTGACCGTAAGGCCGCTGCACGTACAGCGCTTGTCCCGACTGGTTACCGTAGTCTCGGAGAAGGTCTTCGGATCGGTATCACCAACGCAGACGTCTGTACTACAGGCAAAGCCACGGTGAGGATTCAGTACATCATCCACAACCGTAACACGGTCAACAACCTCTGACCTCCACCAGGGCCTTGAGGGCGGGTCAAACCGCCCTCCTTTTTAATTAGCACAGGGAGCTATCTTACATGCCACAATACACTCTCAATCGACGAGCGATTCTTCGAACAACTGGCGGGCACAGCTTCGAATTCACCCCAGGTGAACCGATCAATATTCCTACAATGTTCGAAGCTGAAGTGGTCGCAATGGGTGGACAACGAGTGGGTGGTCCAGCCCCTTTGTTTCTTGAGATTCAGGACGGAGCGTTCAAGGCGACGGATGCTGTAGATGAGCGCGAAGAACGCGTTCGGACAGCGTTCTCTCAGATCATTGAAAAGAACGATGCCAGGGAATTCGCAGGCGGTGCTCCATCACTTAGGGCTGTTGCTAAGTACTCAGGTATCGAGCTGGATCGTGGTGAACTCACTGACTACTGGAAAGCCTTCAAAATGGCTAACGAGAGCGAGAAGTGAACGCTGGCGAACTCTACGACGCCTTTAGAGAGGACGTCGGAGACGTTCACTTACCTTATCTATGGAGTGTCTCTGAAATTTGGCGCTATGCCAACGACGCTCATCGGATGTTCATCCGTCTGACTGACGGAATTCAGGACTTCACAAGTAAGGTTACTGCAATTCCGATCATCACGAACGAGGCAGTTAGTTCTTACGATTCGTCGATTCTGCGGATTCTCTCCGCAACAGTTCGTAGTACAGGGCTTGAGATCGAGTTGATCAATTATACCGATCTCGGAAAACCAATCGGTACAGACTACGGCATTCCTCGTACGCTCAAACTTGATAACACTACTGGCGATGTTCACAGCGGTGTCATCGGTATGGAGCAGAACAAAATCCGCTGGATCAACGTTCCTGCGGTGAATGACTACGCTGATCTGATCGTTCGCAGACTTCCTCTGAACAAGTTAGTCAACGATTCAGATGAGCTCGAAGGAGTTCACGAGGATCATCATACAGCTCTGCTCGACTGGATGAAGTACAAAGCATATTTGAAGCAGGATGCAGACACCTTCGACAAAGGGAGGGCCGAAGCGTGCAGGATGATTTTCGAGGACTATTGCCGCTCGATAGCGAGGCTTGGACTAGAGAGATTGAAGCACAAAAAGAGATCCGTAGCGTACGGGGGATTGTAATGAGTAATCTCCCAGAGCCGATCCCCTGTCGCAGGAAGGAAGATCCTCTTTTAATATTGCTTAATTCCTTGACCAACGATGTTTCTTTACTGCGACAAGAACTCAAAGATCTTGCGTCAATTCGCCCACATCTTGACGAACACATTCGTCAAGAAGGGATTTTTCAGAACAAACTACTGACTATGGCTACAGAGGCTTTTTCAGATGGAGACCCCGTAGCTCACAGGCTTGAACACGAAGCACGCCGTGAACGAGCACGCTTTTGCAAAGCTTTTTGGGAAAATCTACTCACAGAACTTGGCAAGAAGACAGTCTTTGCACTAATCGCTGTGGCCGGAGCCATCCTCGCATATTGGATCTCCGGTCACTATGTTACTTTCACTAACGTACCCCCTAAGTAGGAAATAGCTATGCCACAATTCATCAACCAGCTTCGGCTGGCGA